ACAGCCTGGACTTGACGTTCCAAATTGCCAAGGTTGGCTTCGATGGTGCTCATAATGATCGCGTAACGACCGCCATTCGATGATTCCAAATATTTTCCATAAAAGACCGTGTGAGCCAGAGTGATGATCAACGTATCTTTCGAACCGCTTTCTATGTTCACATCTGTCATCTCGCTCTTTGCCTCAGCCGTCACTTCACCAACGATCGGATCAAGACCGAAACCATCCACAGCGAAGAATAGACCTCCACGTGCATTGCCGGTCCGGTCTTCCCAGCGTGCGTTCTGCCTGGCTTGATCCTGAATGGATTGACCCCAGTAATTCGCCACAGCCTGAAGAGCAATCAACACCTTGCCACCGTAATCATCCAGACCATCACCAATCACCTTGGGCGAAACAACCCATTCAAAACCTTTAGCCATCTGGATCACTCCACCGCAATCGCTTCTGCGATCGTAGCGGCCAATCGATTTGGCTGAATAAAAACGACCCTCATCAACCTGCCGTCATACGTCAGCCGGTCTTCAGCCTGGATGTCCATATCCGGCTCACCCAAAATGAACATTGCCTGCTGAGCCTCACGCGCTGCATCGGATTGCAATCGGTATGCCCGTAAGCCTGCATACTCGATCCGCATGGATTGAGCTGCGAGAGTAGTGCTCCCCCTCCGAATGGAAAGGGAAACTTCATTCCTTGCCCGGATCGCTCTCATGCGTGCCTGATAAAAACTCGTGTTCATTGCGCAGCATCCCTTTGGGATCTAATCACCATAGCTCGCATGCTGGCCGTTATAGACCTTGCATGCCTCCAGATATTCATTCTCGAAGCTCTCTGCATTCGTCACCGATGCCTCACTCACACCACCCAGATCTTCGCTCACCGCCCCAAAGCTGTACTTGATCGCACTGCCTGCCTGTGCATTGGCTTTCTTCGTGGATGCCAGAGCTTTTGCTTTCATCAGCACGATCCGGGCTTCACGCTCGCCCATCGTTTCATACTCCACATCCGCTGCCTCGGACCCCTCCGCCTCGATGTCCGTCCCGATCCAGGCAGCCTTGTAGGAGAAATAACGCTGCAATGAATATCTCGGGACCGGATAGAACGTGATTCGCCCATTGCGGATCGTATGCCGTTCACACCAGTTCCCACTCAGCGGGATGATCTGGCTTTCCGCACTGAACATCACACCCACTCCGCCCAGCTGCGTCAGACTGATCAAGCGCAAAAAATCTGCCGGCAGATCGTATGTAGCAGTGCCCGAAACAATGCTCAGCGTCTCGATCTGCTCCAAGCCACACTGCTCCGAGAAATCAGCGATTGCATCCTTCACAGCATTCTCATACTGCACTTCCGTGGGAACGCTATCTTCAGCGGGTATATCCAATTCCAATTGTGCAACCAGTTCCGAAAGTAATTTGCTCATGCCATCTCTCCCTCTGGAGTAACACATCGAAAGGGGAACTTCCCAAGATCCTTCAGCAATCGTGGATTGTTGGGCAGATAATTCACGGAGGCAGCATCCTCCTTGATCTCGCCCGTCCAAAAATCCACTCTGCGAATATCGCCATTTGCCAGCGAATCACAGGCGATGAAGACGATCTCAGAACAGCCCATAAAGCGGGCGATCGCTGCGCACATTCGGATGCTCATGGCATGCTCGGGCAGGTTCAGATCGATCTCAGGTTGTATATAGATCGCATTCTCATGCATTGGGAAGCACTGCTCCGAAAACCCTGGTCTCTGCAAGAACAGCGTTGTGCTTTCTGCCAGCCTCACCAGTGGCAGCTCATCGCCGCGCGGCTTGCAAACGCATGGCTGGTGAGAGCACCCATCCTTCTGCATCGCATAAAGTGGATTGGGAAGTCCAAGCGCCTGCACAGGCATAATGGCTGCATTCATGGTGATCACAGGACCATCGCCAAAGTGCTCAGCCTGTAAATGCAAAAGGCTGGGACCCTTGCCCACGATCCACGCAGTCTGACCCATATACATATTCCGCAGATACTTCAACAGGCGCGGCATACTCATCCCTGATCCCCTTCTCCCTTCCGCTTCAGCACAGCCACCATGCCTACGACATCCACGATCGCCCATTCGGGATGATCCTGGATGAAATCGTTTATGGCTTGCTCGATCGTTGCCCATGCCGGGTTCTTATAATCATGCACAGCGATCACCCTCGCATGCGGCCCGAAATTTACCAGGTCCGAATGCACATATTCGTAGCTATGCCCGCCGTCGATCCAAAGCAGATCGATTGCCTTTTTCCATGTCTTCCCGATCACGCGGCTATCACCCTCTCTCGCTTTCACATTCTTGACGCCCACCCTCTTCATATTCGCCAGTAACAATTCCTTGCTGGTGGGCACGTCATCCGCGGGGTGCCAGGAGTAGTCATCGATGGAAACGATCTTCGCCTCCGGATTTGCCAGTCCCAGCACCGCCGTCATGCCGCCATACAGGGAACCGATCTCGACGATCGATCCACCAGGCGGAACGTCCGCAGCCAGTTTCGCCACGCATTCACGCTCATTGATGTCGGTCAACGGTCGCACAACTCGTGCAATTTCAACCGCATCGATATCACTGATTCTTGGTAAATTGCCATTCATGCTGTCATCTCCATTTCCTTGCTGATCTCGGGATTGATGTTCATCCTGGCAACGCCTCTTCCGTAATTGTGAAAAATAATCCGGGCTTTGTTCCGATGAGGATGATTCCAATCCACTGACAACGCTTTATATTTCACAGTGCATTCATGCATCGCTCGCATTAATGCCAGCTGCTCATCCCACTGTTGATATCTCAGCCACTGCCTGCCCCATGCCTGGAACAGTGCTCTCACCTGTTCACACTTTCGGAAGAAGATCACACCTGAGTTCAGGAACTGGATATTGGGATCTCCGCCCAGCTCCTTGATGGTCTGATCTCGCTCCTGGATGTTGATCTCCCAGCCAGCTCGTTCTTTGTTGTAGAGCTGACCGATGCTCAGCAGCTCTTGTGCCAACGCCAGGTCAATATCGCCCAGCATCTCAAAGCCGCCCAGGATGTCAGACATGAACTCTGTATCGGCATCGATGTAAAGTGTGCGCTCGAAGGGTGTCAGCTCAGCCAGCTGCGGTTTGACCCGTCCTGCCCTGAACTGGAAGTTCTCTCGCTGGCTGGCATCAAAAGGACACACTCCGGCCCATTCAATAAACTGTGCTCCCCTCATCGGCGTATCCCCCACCACACAGACCGGGATGCTCACGCCCAGGTTCCTGAGCGATGTCATGCTTTTGCGCACCTCCGTTGCAGCCTTTGCACCAAAGCACATATACAGGATGCCAATGCTCTCATCATGCACGCGTTCGATCCGCTGGATGGCAGGACCTTTCGATGCCACGAAGCCCTCGATCACTTCTGCGGCCCGTTTCGCAGACTGACCCAGATAGGGATACAGATCTGCCACAGCTTTCGCCCTGGCGCCTGCATATTCCGCATTACCTTCCGCTGATAGCTGATGGCTGATCGCTGAAAGCAACTCCCCCGGCTCATCCACCATCGGACCCACATCCGTATATTTCCAGAACCGGATGCCCGTATGCATGCCGCGCCGAAATTGAGGTGCATTCAAAATGATCACTGGCTTGCCTGTTATGCAAAACTCGTACAGGGTGGAGGAACAATCGTTAATATACAGATCTGCTCGCCGCATCACTTCCTCGAAGTCCCAGACCGGCTCGATGCCCACGGACCGGAAATAAGGATCCAGCCCGCCCATGATCCGTGGATGCCCATGCCCGATCATCGTGAAGTTCTCCTGCTTTGCCAGGACGGGCAGAATCTCTGCATAATGCTTCAGTGCATTCCCGGCTTCCGGAGCGATCGCAGATCCATCCCAATGGAACGAAATACACACAACGGGCTTTCCTTCTGACCGCTGAAAGCTGATGGCTGAGAGCTTATCCATCTTCGGTGTCCCGATCACAAACCCCGGCTTATGCGGGAACGTCTTTGCGATCAATGCCCGCGTGTGCTCATTCGGATCCAAAAACAAAGCGACATCTCGTTGCATCCCTGCTCCGCCCGCATAGGCGCTGTGTGGGAAGGTCAGACCAATACCATGCTGCATGAAGATCTGCGGACGCCTCGGGTCCTTCCTCAGCGCTGCCTGCAGATCGCCATAAGCTGCTGTTACCACCGGACCGTTCCCCGGAGGCGCAACATCCAGCTTATTGTTGATGCCCGGAGACTTCAGCGCCATAGGGTCAAGACCTTTTTTCACCGCATACTGATACATCTCTTCAGGCACATAGAATGACCCTCGCACCGACTCATCCAGCGCAAAATAAACAGGCGCCATGTGATCGATATAATTCGAGCGTCTCGCAAAGAAATCAATTGGTCTTGCCCAATGTCTTTGTGCCATACTTCTTCCATAGTTCCCCTCCCCCATTTTAGGGGGAAGGGGTTAGGGGTTGAACTTACGAAGCCGGTTCTTCCACAGGCACGTATGCGCCTTTCTCATGGACCAGGCTCTCGGTGGCATTGAACTCTTCGGCATAATATTGATCAGCCGCCACCAGGCGGGTTACATCGCCGCTCGTTGCATAAGTAGGGAAGGGTCCCTTGATGCTCGTGGGCAGAAGCACGCGGTGCTGCACCAGCTCGCGGTTGCCTGTGAGCCAGAGCGTATCGGGGAATTCGGTGGAGGCGAAGACCGGGCGGTTCTTCACCATCCCCACGAAGCCGGCAGCATTGATCAGTGTCTGCGGAAAACCATCGCGCTTGAAGCCGTCCCAGTTGCTCAAGCCATCAGCATTGGTGATGCTGGTCAGATAGAACGTTGGTTCATAGAATCGCTTCGCCACGATCACAGCCGCATTTCCCAGAAGAGCATAGAGAGCAGCCAGGTCAGCCTGAGCGTCGCTCCGCGTCCATGCAGTTGTTTTATTATTGGCGATAGCCATCACTGCAGAGAAGGCCATATATAGCAAGCCCTGATCCACTTTGCGCCGCATTTGCCGGATCAGGTTTGCCATCGTGCGAGCCACGGCATCCCAGCCCAATTGCGAGCGGCTGAACACGATCGCCTCACGCGAGATTTGATCAGCCAGACGGTCCGCTGCAGCTTCGATCACCTTGGACGCCAGCGTGGTCTTCACCCGCTCGATCGGCTGCATCTCGCCATTGCGAATGGAGCTGTAGCTGTAATCCACCAGCACATCATTGGCGCCAATGCTTCCCGCACTCAACGCCTTGATCTTGCCATCCGCATAATTGAGCACGTAATCCGTGCCTTCCACATAAGTGGTGCCTGCAGGGTTGCTGGTCACGGTCACACTGCCTGGAGTGATCCGCCCATGGCTCAGGTTGTACCAAACCTCTTCCGCTCCAGCCACTTCCACTTCATCTGTGATGTCCACAGCATAGCCGCTCTCACCGGTGGTGGTCTCGTAAAACAGGCGGGTGGGGGATGTCTCGATCGTGCCCACATCGAAGATGTTCGCAGCCACCAGGCTGGGGAATGCCTCTTCGATCACAGCCCGTGAAACGCTGTAAGGCAGGTTCAGGTCCGTGGTCAGCTCAGCCTCTTCGAACATCTGGCTCTCCAGCATCAACTGCCTCTGATACAACGAATCGAAGCGCTCCAGCAGCTTCTGGGTATAGACCGCAGCCGCACTCTCCGCATGCATCTGGATGGCGCTCTTGGAATGGTTCTCATACTTGCGGATGGACTCGGTGAGCTGGAAGGAAATCTTGGCAAAGGATGGCGTTCCGGTTTCCATCTCCAGAACATCGCCGATCACCTTGATGCTTTTGGTCTTCTCGTCGAAGCCCATGCCCTTCAAAACACCAGCTGCAGCCAGATGGCTGAACTGCTTGCGCTGCGATTCGGCAAAGGTCTTCACCTGCTCCGGAGCGGAGAAATCCATTCCGCTGAATGATTCAACGAAGATCTTGTTCAGCTTCTCACCGAACGGAAGATCCTTGGTGGCTTCCGTGATCGCAGTCTTCACTTCATTCTGCTTCTGGCTCTCATCGAACTTGCGAGCCTTCTCCGCGTTGGTTTTCAATGCCTCAGCGATATCGGTCTTCTCATCGATGCCCAGTGCCGTGCGGACTTTCGCTTCGAGCGCCTTCAACTGGGCTTCGCTCATCTCTTTGAGCTGGGCTTCGGTAATACCCTTGAGTATTTCAGGGTGCTCTTTCAACAGTTTCAAAAATTCTTCGTACATTTCATCCTCCGATGATTGATTTTGAGATTCGGTTAATTGCACAGTGTTCTCGAAGGAAGGTTCCAATACCAGGTCAAAGCCGGTGATATGCAGCTCTGCAACCTCGAATATCTTTTGATCACCTTCCTTCACATTCTTTCCTTCGCCGTAGCCACGCAAGCTCACGCCCGGCATCACGCCGCCTTCCATTAGGGTCAGGATGTCCTTTCCTTTGCTGGTTTCCAGGATGCGACCGGTGATATCCACGTTTGTGCCATCAAACGTGACATCTTCCCATTTGGTCACAGTCTCCAGCAAATTCGGACGCCCGCCCTTGTCAGACGGATGTTCTGCCTCTCCGAGAACTTGAATCGCTCGTCCCTGTCCTGCGCTCTCATTCAGATGATCGTTTAGCTCAACGATCGCTGCTTTGAGCACCGGGCTGGGATATCGGCGACCGTTTCCATTGACAACGCCCGCCTGGATAGCTCCATCGATTTTTATTTTGCGCGGCTTGCCATCTTCACGTTCCAGCAAAGCCACCACAGCGTTCACACGTTCTTCAAATCGTTGCCCCTTCTTCTTCCCCTTATCCCCTGCGCTTTCACTCATCATCTGGCTCATCATCCCTTTCATGGATGCATTGCCAGCCATGCGCTTCAGCATCTTCCGCATGTCCTCTTCAGACATATCCGCAGGATCCTGATCGCCGATTATTGTCTTTGCTGCATCACTCTTCCCCATCATGCTCTTCAACATCGAACGCATCTTTGTCACGCTCATGCTATCGATATCGGATGACATTGATTCGGTAAGGGTGGTCTGTGGCTGATAAGCCAGCTCCACCACTTCCCACTGATCACGCGGAGCAAAGGTATAGGCATCGCCGCTTTTCGAATATGTGACCTGGTAATATTCATCGGTCTTCAGTTTGCTGCCAGTTCCATATTCGTTCACAATCACATATCCATCGAAGATCTCCTGCACGTAGCAGCTGAGACCATAATCTGACGATGGGAACTGAGCCCGGAACGCCTGGTTGATCAAGCTCATCGTGTACTCCAATGAACCTTTCACCAGCTCGGTAATTAGCTTGCCTTTTTTAATTTTCTTCATGTGATTGCTCCTGATCGACTTGCTTGAAAATTTCTCTTTCAGCCGATAACCAAACCGGTGGCTGAGTTTGTCCACTGTAAACAGATAACCAGATCTTGCCAAAGAACAAAGCGGAGAATCTCTCTCGCCAGGTCATCTTCCAAAGTGAGATGCATTGCGTGCCATCACTGAACACTGGCAGATCTCCACACTCTTCCGTCATGCCCTCTGGCTTCACCAAATTTTTGTTTGCCTGCTCGAACGTTCTAGGCTCCATTACGATCTCCAATCACTGATTACTGATAACTCGTCACTGAACATCTCCTCCGCAGTCATAACAACCGCTGGAGCTGTGGCAGGTTTCTCATTGCCACCTTCATCAGCGATCATCTGCACACCACCACTCACGGAATCCACATCATCATCGTGTCTGCCCTTTGGGAATGACGTGGCTTCGCGGACAAAGTCCAGATTCCAGGGACCACGCACCAGCTTGATATATCCCTGCTTCGCTCGCAGTTGCCAGGTGCGTGCCCGTTCCACTTTGTCACCATCTGCATCGATGCCCTGAATGCGGACCTTGACCAGCTTCTTATCCTTCAGGAATTGCTTCACCACCAGGCGCTGGAAGTTATTGCTTTCAATGCCCCACTCGGTTTTCAATTCCCGATCGGAAAGCATCGCAGTGCGAATCAGTGGCAGGAACTTCTCCAGCTCCCGNTCCTTGATCCGGTCACGCAGATAGATCACGCCNGTGCTTTCATCCANNGCCACGGCGATGGATGAATTGAAATCGCTGGTCTCACTCTCACCCAGCGCCAGATCGCAATATCGATACCACTGCAAGTTCTGCGGTGCCTTCTCCACGATCGGGAAATTCTTATCGTCGAAGAACTCACCATCCGCCATGCGTGGCAGTTGCTGGAACAATGCCTGGAAGTCAAAATCCAGCATGTTGGACTGTGTGCGTTTGATCTTTGCTGCATCGGACCGTTCAGGCCACAATGCTTCCCCTGGCTTGCGTCCGAGGGCATCCCCCTGCGAAGCGATCGGGACATAAATCCCACGCAATAAATTCTCTTTGAACTCTGCTACATCCTTTGGATATTCCTCTTCCTCCAAAGCCAGAGCAGGTAGAAAAACAACCGTCCATTGATCGGCATCTTCATCGCTCACCATCTGGGTGAGCAGCTGTCCAACGAGATCTTCCTGATCCCAGCGCGTATGCATGATGATGATCGCCGCACCTGGTGTATTAGCCACGCGTGGATAGACCACCGATCGATACCAGCTCATCACCTTCTTGCGATAGGTCTCACTCTCTGCATCCTCGCGGCTCTTGAACGGATCATCGATAATAACCAGGTTGGCAGGACGCCCCGTGATACCACCACCCACACCGGCTGCGAAGATGGATCCACGATGGTCCTTCAAATTCCAGGAGACCACAGATCGGCTCTCCGGACTCAGTTCCACCGGCTCATCCACTGCGGACCGTGCTCCAAAGAGATTGGCATACGCCTCACTGCCCACATAGTTTCGAGTGATGCGGCTGTTCTCCGTGGCCAGGTCTGCCCCGTAGGACGTGAGGATGATCCGTGAATCGGGCAGATCTCCCAGCACCCATGAAGGGAATAAGCGGCTTGCCTGTTCGGTCTTCCCATATTGCGGAGGCTCGCAGATGATCAGGCGCCCGATTCCCTCTCCGCCTTTGGTCTCGATGAACTTCTTCACCTCTTCCAGGAAGCCCGCCAGATAAATATGATGCTGCGCCGGTTCATACCAGGGCGCAATATATTTGCTGTAATCGATCAAATGACGCCGTGCCAGGACACGCTTTGCCCGTTCAGCCTTCGCCAGTTCTGGTTTCGTGATAGGGGGAGCGACCATTATTCCTCGGTCTCCTTACCCTTATTCTCACGTGCATGATGAGCCATCTGCTCGATGCGGCGAAGATCTTCATCCGAAAGATTTTCCAGGTCATCCGGATTGCTGTTGATGATCTTCTTTGCCAGCTCCGCCGTGATCTTTGAAGACGGTGTGTAAATGCCAGCCATCTCGAACATCAGCTTGCGGTCCTGGTGTCCCTTGTAGTCTGATTCAGATGCCACTTCCACCATGGCATTCATCGCATCCGGAAGCGCATCGAAGATGATGGCACCCTGCAGCACGGAAATGGTTTCATCGATGCTGGGGTTCTTTTTGCGCCAGGTAGCGATCGCTCGATCCGATGTCAGCCCCAGACATTTGGTTGCCAGCTCATCCTGTGTATCAGGCCAGCGATATTTCTTTGGCTGTGCAGCCCAGGCGATATAAACAGCCACACGCCACTTCCAGCCACCTTCCACCAGACGTTTGTAAAGCTCCATCCATCGTGGAGCCACATCCCGCTCCCCCATCTGGATCGGCTTGCCATCCGCACCGGTGATGAAGTTTGGCTCCTTCACCCGTAATGCAGAAAGAGCTGCAAGCGCAGCTTCACTGGTCACTCGCTCACCGGCCTGCTGAACAGCATCCTCGATGCCATCCAGCTCCATTTCCAATTGATAGACCGGCTTATCCAAACGTCCGTTGCTCATGATGATTTACTTTCCTGCCAGCTCACGCACCGCATCGGTGAGCAGCGTGATCGCAACCGTCAGGCTTTTCATAGTGACCATCAAAGCATCATCACTGCCCTCAGGTTCGAATGCCTTCTCCAGCTTTGCCTTCTCTTGATTTGTCACCCGCAGCCCAACGTATCGGGATGTCCCGCTGCCTGTGTTCGAGCTGACCCTGCCCCAGACAATCCCGTTTTTTTCCGGATACACTTCATAGACAGTGAATGGAACACCCCGCATATAAACTCCCACCTGATTGGTCATAGATTGCGTGTCCATCTGCAGTCTGATCTTCAAATCGACCAGGCTGGTGTAATCACCAGGGACCATTTGTTCTTCCATAGCTGCTCCAATCACCTTACGAAAATGCTCTTAATGAACTCGCCGATGCCAGGCGCATTCAATGCCAGAAAAGTAATGATCGCAACGGCGATCGCACCTGCAGCCGCCTTGATCATCGTGTCACGCACCCCAATCCAATCGATGCTTTTCTTCTTGCGCTCTTCTGCCTGGATCTCGGTCACTGCCTCTTTTGCGGCGGTCTGGATTCGCTCTGCTGTGGATTTGTTCTCCACCTTGGCGGCTTTCTTCTGTTCCAGCTCTTTGACCAGTGCGCTCATCTTCTCTTCAAGAGAATCAATCTCTTCCTGATATCGATGGTCTCGTGTCTCGGTTAGATTTTCTATTAAATTGGAAATTGACTTTTGCAAAGCCAGTGTCGTCTGCAGGATGCCAGCAACATTATTATTCGTTGCCCTGGCCTGTGTCATCAGGTTTTCATTCATCTCACGGATCATTGCATAAATCGTGATTGCATCGATCGGTTTGATGGGTTGCGAATCGATATCGACATTAGCTTTTGGCATCGATGGCAACCTTCTCGAAGAACAGATCCACCAGCTGGGCATCGTAGACCGTGCCCTTATCCTTCTGGATGAACGCCATGGCAAAGTTGTGCGAATATGCCTTCCGATAACTTCGCTGGCTGGTCAATGCCTCATAACAATCACAGATACCCACGATCCGCGCCCCTAGCGGGATTGCTTCTGCCTGAAGACCATCCGGATAACCCTTGCCATCCCAGCACTCATGGTGATGCCGCACGATCTGCTGGATCACCTCGTCATAGCCGGCTTTATGCACCACTTCCCACCCGAGGATGGCATGTGTTCTAACTTCGGCTCGTTCCGCCTCCGCATACTTGCGTGGGGAATTCAACAGATCCGTGCGGATCAAGAATTTGCCGATATCGTGCAGGTGTGCTCCCCAGGCGATCAGCTCCACCTGCTCCACAGGCAGTTCAAGGGTCTTCGCCAGGCTCATCGCATATCCAGCCACGCGACCACCATGATGATCATATGGCTCCCGCATCGCACTGATGATCTCAAGCAGGTTTTTGATCTCATCGTAATTAGGCATTTATTTCCGTAAACTGGGAGCGGCTTTGCGTTGGAAGAGCCAGAACGTTCCCAGCGACCCGACTAAAAGCACGATCAAATGGATGATCGTCAAAACGATGCTATCGAAGGTGGAGGGGATGAGAGCCAGCCACTTTTCGATGATCGCCACGAGGATCGGAGCCAGCCCAGCTGCGACCATACCGGCATAGCCTGAAAGATCGATCTTGAAGACGATGCTCAGCTTCAAGAGCACCCAGGTCACAGCCGCGGTCAAAAGGATGAAGATCAGGTTGTGGGCTTCATCGGGCAAACCCACCAACGGTTGCGCCAATGCAGCCGGTGCAGAACAACCCACCAGCATCAGAACCATAAACACGAAAAGAAACAGTTTGCCAAACTTGTTCATGCCATTGCTCCTTTGGAACAAAAAAAGCGCCCGAGTCAAATGACCCAGGCGCCTATCTCTGAAAGATGCCCGTTTCTGGAACGGGCGTGCTATATTGAGTGAATCTTAAACGCGCGGCTCGCGTTTGTCAAGAGTCTTATGAGCCTGAACTTCTCTCATTTGCATAGCAATCTCCTTGCATCGTTCCTTAGTGCGTTCCAAGGATTTCAAATCCATTCGCACCCGCATCTGCCAGTAATGCAGCTCCACACGTAATTCCTTCAGGAGTGTCTTACGCGAAGCGGTTTTCATTCGAACGAAGCACGGCGAGCCGGCTTCACCTGTTCCTTCGAAAGTCGCGCTCCCAATTGATGCAATTGCTTTTGTGGTAATCCGCCGATCAACTCAACCAACGCATCCACACTCACATCCCAAACGCTCACCTCATCGCAGATGTCACAACGCACCGGCATCCGTCCCACCAGCGGTCCGATCATCAGATCTACCTCAGCCGGATGATCAGAACTCGAATCCACCGCATGACGATAAAGCATCAGCTGCGGGGTCTGATTCCCGTTCAACCGGATGATGCCCAAGATATGCTTATTCTTGCACTGCCACGGTTTCAAATCCATAATCATCTCCTTTGCATAATGCCATGCATCCAGCCGGGACCCAGTTCGATACCAGGAAAACAACATCATCCACTTCAAAACCATCCGAGATCGTCTTCGGAAGCTTGCGCATGAACGCATAATCCGGAAAGCACTTGAACCGTTGACCATACACAGCCATCGCCAGTTTCAAAGCCTCGCTCACACGCTCACCCTCCGCAAGCTTCCACAACACCATCTTTCGAGCACACTCCCACTCACCCACCCTGATTGCCACTGGCTCCCTGCACGGCCAGGTCGCTTCCAGGTAATGCAAGCCAAGCACATCATCAGACCAGGTGCGCACATTCGCACTGCGAAGGATGACCACAGGAAGTGACGCCGCATCGATGCACGAATCGCTCACCACCTTCACGCGGCGATCACCTTCCAATGTTACATCGTTCAACAGGATCTCGATCACCGCACCCACCTCGCCACACGGTCTTTCGGCTCGATCCAACCCACTCCGCAAAAGTTCAGGAAGTCAATCTCTTCAGGCATTGCGATCTCGCCGTTCCGCATATCGCCCTTCGCAGTGCGAACCCGTTCACCCACAACACCATCTTCGACGATGTATCCATCAGGCAAAGCGCCGCCCTTCAATTTTCTTGTTACCATCCAATGACTGAACTCTGCAGGACCTGTTCTGATAACTGCCTGAACGCCCCATTGCGCAGGTGGCAGGACCAAAAACAGATCAACTGCAATCCCTGCATATTTCAGCCATAGTTGTTTATAGCGATCTCCACTCTTCTTGAAGACCAGCGCTTCTTCCCCTTGCATCTCATCGAGCATCTTATCCAGCAGAGTCTTATAGACCTTTGGAATAGGTTTTCCAAACTCCGGGCGTGCATGGGGAGGCGGAGTCAGATCTGGGATCGCCAGGATCTCGATATCCTTTACTTCAGGCTTCAATCTGCAGATCGAGCCCTTGATCTCGATCCGTTTGCAAGCTGGTTGCAAAAAATCAATCAGGCTTTCAGCCACTTCCAACGCATGCACATGTCTCATAATCCACTCGCTATTCTTTGCAAAACCTGCACTCGCACGCCGGCAGAGTTCCCGAATCGATATGAGCCAGCAACCGCTGAGCTTTCATCTCGTACTTGATCGCCTGCGTATGCAAATAAGTGACCTTGACCACGTGATGCTCCAGTGTCTCACGGCACATATAGATCACCCAGCACTTCTTCCATGGACCATACTTCATGTACAGCTGCACTTGCGCGAAGTGCTCACTCAACGCCATATGCGTCGTTTTGATCTTCTCGAACCTGGCACGGCTCACACTCTTCGCTTCCAAAAGATCAGCATCGAACAGCTCACCATCGATGTGACCTCGCAGCCTTGGATCGAACGGAGCGACCACTTCCAAGCCAGCCTTCGCCACCTTGAAACCCATATCGCCCAGCCGGTTCCGCAGATCTGCCTCGAACAAGTACCCGCCATAACACATCTGGTGCGCCTGCAGGGTGATATCGCTTTTCCCATACAGAAAATCTCGCACCACCTGGCGTGGACATTTCCCGATCGCAGAAATGCCCAGATAATCCCGCTTCACATCCAGACCCGAATGTTGGATCAGATGCTCATCGATCCTGTCTTGCAATGTTGTTGTGTCCATCATTCACCTTTAACCATCTGGAATCCATGCTCGAACGCCATGAAGACTTGCGTGGCTGCCTGCGCTGCAGCTTCCAATACGGATTCGGGCGGCTGGATCTCGCTCAATCGGAAGTCCTTATCTTCTGCGAGATCCCCGAGAACAGCCAGCACCGCCTCTCTCACATCATCTTCAAGCTCTTCCAAAAATGTTTTCGACATATCGATCTCCTTTTTACTGATCACTGATTACTGACACTACCTACTCTCACATCGCGCGCACGAGACCCCTTCTCCTCCCCTCCCCCACTTAAGGGAGATGCCACGTCCCTGGCCCTGTCCGAGCGCAGGCAAAAGCCGGGGGAGGTTCCTCGCGGTTAAAAACCGGGGCACGTTTCTCGCGGTTAAAAATCCACCACGAAGTTTTTCATGATTTCTTCCGCTGCTTTCTGCATTTCTTCCACGTCGCTGGGTGGAAGAGCGGTCTCCATCATCGCCCCAGTGAGCAGCCACTTGGCAACCGTCTGGAATTTCATGCCGCGGGGGAGATTCGTGATCTTTTCGTAGAGCGCATCCATCTGCGGATCTCTCCCCAGTACGATATTTCCATCGCCAAAACGCAGCCGCACACTGGGAACTTCGTTCTTTGGTCTGCCTGGTAAACCGTTAGCCATGAGGTACTCCTATCGGATAACCTTGCTTAGAGTCACTGTTTCGATGCTCGTGATGGTGATTGGTTTTTCCTCTGCATATTCTTTTTCAGCTTCTTCTTGCGCTTTTTGAGATGCATTATGGATATCCTTGGCTTCAACGTAATATTCATCTATTGCGCGTCCGTTTTTTCCAGCAAATTCAATTTTGAATAACATGGTTCATCTCCTTTTTCTGAACACTGATCACTTCACACTGACCACTGCTCTTATCTCTTCATCGTGGAAAGCTTCCACAACCCACGCGCAATGCTCAGCACCGGATCGGATGGCAACCAGGCTTTATGCCCAAATTGAAGCGTGAGCATTTCCTTCAGAAGCAGCGCCCCACCGCCCACAACCAGCACTTTCCCGAAACGCTTGTGGCTCACACCCCACACCTTTTCGATCTCACCGTTCACTTCCCGGCTCCAAATTGGAAGAGCGTTCTTCATCTCCGAGCGCAGACCACCGGCACGCAAAGAACCATCCAGTTCGCCAAGTGAATACAGTCCATCACGGTTGATCAACTCCAGCAGACGCCGCACGCCCAGGGTGTTCCCACGCGTGAACCGTTCCACCGCTCCCCCATCTTTCACCACGAGCAACTCAACGGTGTTGAATCCCACGCTGATCACACCCACTTCATCACGCGGATCTGCAACCACCTTCAATTTGTCATCCAACACCCAATCGAAGAGAGCCCCGACTGGTTGCGATGTCTGCCGTACCGATTCGATCTCGATGCGATGGGAAACCCCATCCACATTGAATTCATGCGTGCCTGCCAGCCAGGATTTCACACCACGCTGATAATCCTTCGCACCATCGCCGGTCATCATTTGCAGCGGGAGACCCACCATCAGCGCAAGCGCCTCGTCGAACGGTCCGTGCTCATCCTGGTATTGAGCCAGCGCCGCATACAACAGCACTCGCATTTCAGGTGCGCCGGTCAACCGGTCAAAGTCCAAATTTTCGACAGGACGCCCATGCTCATGTGCAGCGGAGCCCACATAAAAGGACCCGAACTCACCGCTCACCAGGATCGGGCGCTTGCGGCTCTTCAGCCCCACGATCCCATCTGCCAGATG